ATTTGAGGAGGCAGGTGGTCAACCGGGCCGTGGGCGCAGCGGTGGCGGAGGCTCTGCGGCGGGCCGGGAAGCTGGCTGAGGCGTCCCAAGATGATCTGTGCACCGGGAAGGCCGCCCTGGAGGCCGCTCAGGGCTTGCTAAGCGCTCAGGAATATAAAGACACGGCAGCGGCGGCGGACGCGGCAAAACGGGCCGCCGAGGCCCGCACCGCGTGGCGCATTGACGGCACCCTGCGGGAGTTCCCCAAGTTCCCGCCCATCGACCTGTGGTTCGACTACCCGATACACCGCGGCGACGAGAGCGGCGTGCTGGGGGATATCCACCCCGAGGAAACCGCACCCACCTGGAAAAAGGCGGCGCCGAAGTCCGAAAAGAAGGACCGCCGCAAGATGCGCCTTGACGCGCTGGAGACCGCCTTTGAGGCCTGCGATGTGAGCGGGAAGGGCCGCGTCTCCATCGCCGATTTGATGGAGTATTCCGGCAAGACCAAGAACACCATCCGGTCCTGGGTGGACGAACACCCCAATTTTGAGCGGCACGAGGATGGGGTCAAAAGGGTCAAAAACCCTGTTTTGAAAAATTGACCCCAGGGGTCAAAAAGTTAAATTGACCCCTGGTCAAAAATTGACCGGGGGGGTCAAAAAAACAGGGGTCAAAAAGGGTATATATAATATACCCTTTTTGACCACCCCCTGATTTTTGACCGCACCCCCTGAGTGCGCGAGAAAAAACGAGGAAGTGGAAGAGAATGGAAAATACTGCGTTGGAGTTCTTCCTGCCCATGGACCCGCCCACCGCCACACACCAGGAGAAAAGGTGGCGGGTGGTGAAGGGCAAGCCGGTGAGCTACGAGCCGCCGGAGGTGAGGACCGCCCGGGCCAAGCTCACCGCCCACTTGGCGGGGCACCGGCCCGAGCGGCCGCTGGAGGGGCCGGTGCGGCTGCTGGTGAAGTGGTGCTTTCCCCGCGGGCGGCATGGGGACGGCGAGTACCGTGACACCAGACCGGACACCGACAACCTCCAAAAGCTGCTGAAGGATTGTATGACCGATGTGGGCTTCTGGAAGGACGACGCCCAGGTGGCCAGCGAGATCTGCGAGAAGTTTTGGGCCGAGGTGCCGGGAATCTATGTCTGCGCCGAGGAGCTGGAATGGTAAAATCCCAAACGTTTGAGATTTTGGAGGGGAGCGAAGCAATGAACTGGAAACGTGAGGCAATGGACAAACTGAAAAGCTACGAGGCCCACCGCACGGCGCTGGGGAGCATCCCCAGGGAGCTCAAGCGGTTGGAGTCGGCTTACGCCGGCATCCGCGGCGCCGCAACCGACGCCACCCCGGTGTCCGGCGGAGGGAGCACCCGGGAGGATGTCATGCTCTCCAACATCGTCCACCGGGACGAGCTGCTGCGGCGGCTGCGGGAGGCCCGGCTGTGGGTCTCCACGGTGGACCGGGCTCTGGGGGTGCTGGATGAGGAGGAGCGCCTGGTGCTGGACAAGTTCTACATGCACCGGGCCAAGGGGGCCGTGGGGGAGCTGTGCGAACGGCTGAGTGTGGAGCAGTCCACGGTCTACCGCAAGCGGGACAACGCCCTGCGGCACTTCACCCTTGCCCTCTATGGGGCCACGGAGACCCCGTGAAAAGATGATAAAAAAACGGGAAGATTTTTGGGGAACAGGGTGTTATAATGCTACTGTACAAATTTGCGAGAAGCCAGGCGGCCCTCCCAGCAGGGGCCGTTTGGCTTTCTTTACGTCCAGGAGGGGGCGGCAGCCGTGCGGGAGTTTGCCAGGGCGTTCTATCTCTCGAAGGAGTGGCGGAGGGTCAGAGCCTATATCTTCAGCCGGGACGCGGGCCTGTGTGTGCGGTGCGGCGCACCTGGAGAGATTGTCCATCATCGGGAGCACCTGACGCCGGGGAACATCAACAATCCGGAGATTGCGCTGGGCGAAGGCAATCTCGAACTGCTCTGCCGGGAATGCCACGCCCTCGCCCACGCCGGAGAACTGGCCACAGACAGTGAACTTATGTTCGATGAGGAAGGAAACATCCTCAAGCGCTGGCTTGTGTCATAGCGAACAAAACAAACACAGGGAAAGCAGGAGCGCGAAGGGACGCACGCCGTACCCGCGCCTCCCGGCCCCGGTTCCGCCGCCCACACGGTCCGGATAGAGCTGCGGCCCGATAGCGGCAGCGGCGGACTGGGAAATGAAATTCGCCGGAGCGCGTCCGAACCGCCGGTACCCTCCCCCCCACCTCAACACCCCGGGGCGGCGTTTTCCGAACCGCGCTCCACCCCCGTTTAGAACCCACCGGGGTCGCGCATAAGGGGGGGTGCCCACCAGAAAGGAGGTCCGCGCATCTTATGTCAAAAGCTGAAACCGCCTATGAAAATCTCACAAATCCTGAGAAGGTCAAGGCAAAGCAGAAAAAAGTTGCAAAACTTTTCCGTGATCTGCCCCCGGAGAAAAAGCAGTTTGCAGAAGGGCTGATCTACCAGTTCGCTGTTGCAACCGTCACCCTGGAGCGCCTGGCGGATGATCTGAGCTACGGGTCTCTCATCGAAGACTTTGTACAGGGCGCCCAGGCGCTGCGCCGGGAGAACCCCGCCCTCAAAAGCTACAACACCACCATCAAGTCCTTTACGGCCTTGTCCAAGAGCCTGCTGGACCTGCTGCCGGAGAAGACCCAGAAGCAGGCCGGAGAGGAACTGATGAACTTTGCCGCCAAGCCGGCGGGGACGGGCCGGAGGTGAACTATGTTCTTGCCTACTGGGAGGCCATCGAGGGCGGCGCGGTGGTGGTTAGCCGCCGGGTCCGGGCCGTCTATCAGCGCCTTGTCCGGGAGATACAGGAGCCGGACCCCGACTCCCCGTACTACTTCGACGAGGAGATTGGGGAGCGCCCTATCCTGTTCGCGGAGCGCTTCTGCAGGCAGTCCCAGGGGGTGATTGGGACCCCGCTCGCGCTGGAGCTCTTCCAAAAGGCGTACATTCAAGCTCTTTTCGGTTTTCTGGAGAAAGAGACCGGATTCCGGCGCTACCGGGAGACCATGTTTCTGGTAGGCCGGAAAAACGGCAAGTCCACCCTGCTGGCCGCCATCGCTCTCTACATGCTCATCGCAGACCACGAGGGCGCGGCGGAGATTTACTCCGTGGCAACGAAGAGAGACCAATCGAAAAAGGTGCTGACCGAGGCCGTCAACATGGTCAAGCAGTCGCCGGAGCTGCGGGCGGTGCTGAAAAAGCGGCGGAATGATCTCTATTTTCCGGCTACTGCATCTGTTTTCGAGGCCCTGGCCTCCGACTCCAACACCCTGGACGGGCTTAACTCCCACGCTGTTATCATCGACGAGCTTCACGCCATCAAGGACCGCAACCTCTACGAGGTCATGAAGCAGTCCACCTCCAGCCGCCGGCAGCCCCTGGTGGTGATGATTACCACGGCGGGCCTGGTGCGGGAGAGCGTGTTCGACGAGATGTACGAGCTGGCCTGCAAGCTGGCGGACGGCACGGAGACGGACCCCACCTTTCTCCCGGTCCTCTACGAGCTGGACCAGCGGGACGAGTGGACCGACCCCTCCAAATGGCAGAAAGCCAATCCGGGGCTGGGGACCATCAAGCAGTACCGCACCCTGGCGGACTTCGTCCACCGGGCGAAGATCAAGCCGGAGGACCTCCCCGGCGTGCTGTGCAAGGACTTCAACGTCCGGGAGGTGTCCGCCGATGTGTGGCTCTCCTATGAGGCAATCCAGAGCGATCTGCGCTTTGAGCTCCGGGACGTGTACAACACCTACGCCCTGGGCGGGTGCGACCTGTCCGCCACCACCGACCTGACCTGCGCCACCCTGCTCATCCGCAAGCCGGAGGACCCCATCGTCTACGTCCTCCAGCAGTATTTCCTCCCGGAAAAGCGGGTGGCATACCTGGAGGAGAAGAACACCAACGAGGCCCCCTACCGGAAGTGGGCGGACCGGGGCCTGCTCACCATCTGCCCGGGGAACCGGGTCAACTACTCCGACGTGACCGCGTGGTTCTGTCAAATGCGGGATGAGTGGAAAATCGACTGCGTCAAGGTGGGCTATGACCGGGCTCTTGCCGGGTACTGGGTGGACGAGATGACCGCCAACGGCTTCGACATGGAGGCGGTGGCCCAGGGGCCCTATACCTGGTCCCAGCCCATGCGGGAGATGGGGGCCGCCCTGGAGGCCAAGCAGGTCAACTATAACGGCAATCCGATTCTGGTGTGGTGCCTGACCAACACCGCCGTGAAGAAAAGCGGGCTGAACAACCTCCAGCCCGTGAAGATCACCGAAAAGCGGCGGATCGACGGGGCGGTGTCCCTGCTCAACGCCTGGGTGATTTACGTGAAGTATTTTGAGGATTTCATGTACAACGTGGGGTGAGGCAATGGCAAGATTCAGCATTCGGGGTTTGTTCGAGAGCATTTTCGGCGGCAGGCGGCCCGCCGGTGGGAGCAATGACCCGGCCTTCCGCCTCCTGTCCTCCTACGACTCCAGCTTTACGCCCTTCGACGGGCAGGCCTGGGACATCGCCACCGTCCGCTCCGCCGTGGACGCCTGGGCCCGGAACGCGGCGAAGATTCAGCCCCGCCACATCCGCCGGGCTGGGGGGCGGCGGGAGACCGTCTCCGACGGGCTGGAGCGAATCTTGCAGACCCGGCCCAACCCGTACATGACGGCCTATGCCTTTTACTACCGGGTAGCGGCCCAGTTCGTCGTGCACAACAACGCCTTTATCCTGCCCGTGTTCGACGGCGGCAGGCT